GTGAGATTATCTGGAGGTGGGGTCTTCTTCTTCTCTGCGTCGGATTGATCCATCATTTTCTCATAGGTGAGCCTTGAGTCGAGGTAGTCCTGAAACGACTGTGTGAACTTCTCCGGTTGGGGTGTGCTCGTCTTCTGTTCCTTCGCCCTCCATAGTTCCCATTCGTCACCCGTATAGGGTTTCCCCATGACAGATCGAACAAAGCTCCTCGGCACGACGCGAAACTTGAACAGTGTCTGCATTGTAATGATGGTGGATCTACGGTCACTGACGATAGACTGGTTGGAACAAAACCTAGTTTAGAGAGTTGAGTACCGGCGGATCATCATAGCGGTAGTCATACACAGTGACCACTGATGCATTGGTTCTCCACCATCGTACGGGATGGTTACAAGTTCAACAACAAGCCGCCACTCGTCAAAGAATGGACCGATTGTTGCGATGGTTGGCTTTTCAGTGTCCCATGCCCGGATATAATTTCCGAAGAATGCAAAGGACATTTTGTTTATAGGTATAGAGGTGTTTCTACTTTTGAGACGTGTGGAGACAAATCATAGTTTAGTTGATAACGATAATCGTACCAACCATGAGTGAGTTGTTCTTCGAAGCATAGTAAAGAGTACCGGGTGCACTGGCGGGGACGCGCCACACTATGGTACCTACATCGGTATCTGGATACGACACGCCGGACGTGTACACGTCCCCGGCACTATATGCACCACTGACTGTCTGAATATTGAATGGTTGACCAGGTGCATTCATATAAAACACAATCAACGTTGTGCGAGCCACATAAAACGTAGGATTTGCGCCACCATTCACCGAGTACACCTGGTTTTGATAATTCTCGACTATATATCGATCGACAGTCGATGCATATGCAATCGGAAATTCTATGCTCGTCGCGATGTCTACGGAATTTTTTACAGTCACACGGATTGTCTGAATGTCGACGTTTGTACCCTGCGCAAAACCCAACGTGATACCTGTTAGAGATGTTGCAGATACGGACATCCCGGCGGGAAGTGCACTTGTTGTGTACGTCAGTGTGCCCAGATTGTAATAGGGTGTCGTCTGAAAAACAAAGAATGTATTGGCACTTGCGGTATCGACAATGACTGGTATCGTTGGCGTGGCGAGCACGGGCGGCCTATCAGCAATGTACTCGGCCGTATAGTTGATTGTCGGCCATGCGATATACTTTATCGGTCCGGCGAGGCACAGATCACCGTTGAGCGGAACAGTCTTGCGCACCTGCTGAATCATCAGTCTGTGCGTGGTCATCTCGAACCACGAACGCTCTTCGTACGGCAGGTGAATAAACTCACCCCACACCTTGTACGTGTACGCACCGTCGAGTCCCTCAAATACGAGATCGAGTTGTGCGTGTCGAATTGCGACGAGCGGGAAGTATGCACCCGTGAATGGAAGAATGAGCGGCTGGAACCCCGTGGGTGTCTTGGCCTGTGATTCGTTCTTGGTCTCAATCGCACGCCGGATCGTGTTCAGGTAGACGAGGTCGCGTTTGTCGATGATTTGTTCACCGAGTCGCGTCGCCATCGACGTGAATGTGATTGGCGTCGGCACGTGCGCGTCAGTCACCGGGTGGTGCTTGGTCATGTAGACGTAGCCGAGCAGATCACCCTTTGATGTGTCAAAGCGTACGAGCCCACCTGGGGCGACATTTACACGTTCGAGCGACATGCCAAAAGGCACATGTCGCTTGTACGTCGATCTGAAGAAGGACATTTGCGGCTCGGAGGTGAGCCACACGTCCTGTGGGCCTTCAACCAGGAGTTGCGCACCTGGCGTCTCGGCCATCTAATACAGTACGAGGTTTTTAGTCCCAATAAAGGAGCGAGGCGGTGCCATCCTTGATCTCGATGACGTTGTACCCGACGGCGTAGAGGTAACTCCCAGTGACCATGCTTGTAAACGGCACGGTTGGCGGTGTGACAATCTGAAACTTGTCGATGCGCGAAAAGTTGAGCGTGCCTGTGGGTTGATACGACGTCGTGTCGAGGCAGAAGGGAATGACTGCAACGTCTGTGTCGCGGAAATAGCCGTTCGGTGCGTGATAATACGTGTTGATGTTGGTCCACTGGTCGAGGTGACGTGATTCGCCAACGTCAGTCCCATTCACTTGGTACTTGAACTGGTAATCTGCTGCCGTTGGCATTCTGATGTAAAGCGAGACTTTATTTTGTTGTACATCACACCACTATTGGGTGTGTAGGCCTTGTCAAGCCATATGCGCTGAACCGCGACGACCGAGTCGAGGTCAGACTTGATCGTTCCGTCCTTTTCTAGGTAGGCGTTCTCGTACTTTGGGTTCAACTTTCGGCGTTTACACAAGGTTGTATCCTCGCGAACGAGCGTCTCATATGTCCGAGGCATTCCATCCTGGTCGATCCATTCACGTTTGAGCCCGGGTGGGAGTACTAACCCAAACTCGAACGCATGGACGTGGTTCCAAATGTCCCAAATAATCATACATGTAAAATACTCACAGTCTTAAGACTGTATCCGCGTATCGACCATCATGGACTGGAAACAGGTACAGCGTGAACTCTGGACCACGTGGTGTTTGACCGATCCTGAGATGTCCAACAGTGAACTCTGGGACAAGTACAAACACGAATGGGTCGAAGCGTACCGACCCTTTGTCAAGGTGAGAGGACCCAAGCCGCGATGGCTGCTGCTTGCCTAGGTACTCTCATCCGTTTTGACCAAACCCACCTTTGTGGGCCGGATCGGCGTCTCGCTATACGACCAGATTGACTTTTTGAGTGAACTGAGCGGTGCACGATTCACCTTACACGTCTTCTTGGAGCCGTGCAACGCCCCACTCACCAAATGGACGTTAAGGCCCGTGAGTTTGGCGATGCGACGCACGGTAATGGGTCCACGCTCTTTGACAATCTGGAGAATCTCGGGTTCGCGGTCCATTTTGCTTAAACATATCGCGACAACTCTAAGTAATGAGTCACTACGACACGCTCGGTATCGATCGAGGTGCATCGGTCGACGAAATCAAAAAGGCGTACCGTAAGTTGGCCGTCAAGCACCACCCAGACAAGCCCGGCGGTGATGCCGAAAAGTTCAAGAAGATCAACCAGGCACACGAGACGCTCTCCGATCCCGATCGACGTGCCAAGTACGACCAGTTTGGGACGGATGATCCTCAGCAGCAAATGCCACAGGGTCCGGACATTTCACAGGTGTTCCAGAACATGTTTGGCGGAGGTGCTGGTGGCCCCTTTGGTCACGGACAGTTTAGCGGAGGCGGGAACGGACGTCGAGGCGATCACAAACACGTCATTGAACTGTCGCTCGACGAGGTGTTTACGGGAGTCACAAAGACACTCAAGGTGACAATCACGAAACCATGCTTCGCCTGTCTGCACAAGTGCTCAGTGTGTAACGGCGCCGGTATGCTCAGCGAAGTTCAAAACATGGGATTCATTTCGCAGATGTTCCAGCGGCCGTGTCACGGATGTCAGGGTGGAGGACAACTTCCGCGCGGGTGTGCACAGTGTCACCACCAGCGTCACGTGACAAATGCAGCGTCACTCAATCTCAACATTTCACCAGGGCTCGAGGATGGTACGTCGCAAGTCATCGAGGGACTCGGTGAACAGGCGCGATCACCCAACGAACGTTCGGGTCACTTGCAAGTTATTTTCAGGATCAAGAAGCACCCCAAGTTTGAGCGCAACGGACACGACCTACGGTACAAGCTTACAGTCAGTTTCGAAGAGTCAGTCAACGGGTTTGAGTTTGTCGTCCCGCACTTTTCGGGACCCATGACGCTCAAGACGCACGACCTAGACAATGTGATTGATCCGCGCAAAGACTACAAGGTGGACGGCAAGGGACTTACAAAGGATGCGAATATGTATATTAACTTTGACATTCAATACCCGCGTGTCCCCCACTCTACAAGTCCGCGTACGACACCGTAGGCGCGATGCGATGAGTATCCATAATCATGCGGGTCTGCGCCACGGTCGGAAACTCGCCGTTGCGTTCGTCCATGAAGCTCAGCAGTCTCCGTCCGGCATACTCGGCATAGTGGCGGAGCGTCTCGAGTGACATCGTCGGGTAGGTCGGGACCGCGCGCAGACGCTCGACCCACTCTGCACCGGATGTCGTCACGGTCGGCGCAGCATTCCCCATGACGTACCAGGCAGGTCCCTCGATCGGTGGAGGCGGAAGTGCGGTCAGTCTAAAGGGCGCGCGGCACATGGGGCACGGTGCGCCAATCGTACGGCGACGGCTCGATGTGCTTGTCGTACCACGCCGGGTCGCCCACTGCGTCAGACACGCCGTGTGGAAATAGTGGCCACACTTGGTCTTTGTTCGCTCGGATGGAACCATATCGTTCATACATATAGCACAATCTGTCGGCACATCAGGGAGAAGACCCTCCTTCTTGGCGTGGCGCCAGCACACTTCGAACCCGCGGAAGCGTGGGCACTTGCACGGCTCACCCTTTGCTGTCGTACCGGTACACGGATTGACCGCCTCAACTTCTGACGTCATACGCTGACTCTGCTTGGAGTGGATCCGGCACATCTCAAAGCCAGCGCACGCCTTGTTTTTGCACACCGTGCCCTTTGCCGTCTTGCCCGTACACATGGAGTGAACGGGAGCCACTGCTCGCACGCGCACACGTGGTTCGTACATGCGCGTGCGCATATTCACGCCGAGACTCTGCAAGTCGTGGCGCATATCGCGCGGAATCTGTCCCGCAAGCGCCGAAAGCTCAGCCATGAGTGCGAGGGTACGCTCGCGAATATCCATGATAACGATGGTGTTCGTGAGAGTATATAGTGCCTGGCGGGACGTTGACCCGTGTAGACAAAACCTAGTTTTTTCAGAAAAGCGGACACGAGTGTGATCGAACAATACGGAGAGAAAATGTGCGCAAAAAACGAAACGGGAAACGATCGCGCAGATAATACAGGTATCTCATCTTACAATTCTAGCAGATATTTCCTCTAGACGTCATACTCGCGGTTCTCGAGCGGATCGTCGCGCACATCCTCCTTGTTCTTTTGCTTGATCGCCGCCTCTTGGTCGTAGTAGGCGTGCGCAATCTCCTCGACCGTCTCCCATGCGAGGCGACACTCGATGGTATCCTCAATGTAGAAACACAGATTTGTCGCGTGATCGACAGCCTGCTTCACCACCTTCTTTGAGATGCGCTTTGGCGGTGTCGAATAACACCGCGCGCGCTTTGCGACAGCCATCGGACGAACGAGAATAGCCCTCATGTGTCAGACCATCGGTCCACCTTTTTATACCCTTCTCATCTCGTGCAGCATAGTCTCACCCTGTGTCCGAGTGACGACTGCAAACACGGCTTGCATCATGGCGATGATGTCGGCCATCATCTCATCCTCGTCGACAAACTCCAGATCCCAGAAATGGGGCACATACCACTTCGTGTTGATCGCCACCTCCGTGCCAATCAGCAGCGTGTTGAGAAATTCGTCCCACGTTTCGTCGGAAATTGCAGTCGGTTTCATGGTGTGTTCGAAAGCCTCGATGATCACCTGTTGGATCACCCCAAAGTCGATTTCGTGATGGTTGTAATACGTTCGGTAGAGAAACGCCGTGAGATCGGCGCCAATGTCACGCTGAATGTCGCGAAAAACGTCGTTCAGCAGTTCGGCCGCCATGGTTCGTGTGTTTGTTGAGACGTACCGCCCTAAGTGACACGTGCAGACAGAACCCCTTTTTTCTCGGCCGAAAACGTATAGTCTTTTCTGTACACACAGTAGATGGCGGACGACAGTCAGCGTGTCAAGTACGTCTATGTCGATTCGTCGAGTCGCGACACGACTCTATACCCGTCAGGCAACACGTACACGTTGCACTTGACCGCTCCGCTCCACAGTGTCGTCCGAGTCGATCTGGTGAATGCCAAGGTGCCCAACACGCTATACAACATCACGGCCGGTACAAACATTTTCACGTTCAAGTCAGTCCAGTATAGCATCGCACCAGGCTATTACTCGTCACAGGGACTTGCATCTGCACTCACAAAGACGACGGGTGGCACGCTCCTGACGGTCACATACCTCACGGACGAAGGTCGATTCGTCTTCACGGCCTCGGCGTCATTCACGATGACTGCGAATACGCTCGAGCTTCAGAGGGCGCTTGGTGTTGCCGCCGGTACGCTGACCAGTTTCACTGCGGCATCCTCACCGATTTACGTCAACGACCCGACGTACACGGGCCTGAACATGTACAAGTCAACCACGCTGGTGATGCTAAGCGTGACCGAGTACGTCTTCCTGGACATTGAAGAACTTAGGACGACGAGCGTCCTCGATGCAAAGAAACTGATCAACGGGACAACGGCC